TTTAGAAACTACAGTTCAAGGTAATACTTCAAAAACTTTTGTTGGTGGTCTTATCTCTGGTGAAGGTTCAGCAGAATTAATTTACGACAATGCTGGCAACTCTGACTATTTAGCATTTGTTGAGGACATATTGACAACAGGTGATGCTGGTGACGCATTGTTTGAACTGTTCCCTGATAGTTCAGCTAGTGCAAAAAAATTAGCTTTTTCTGGAATTATTACAAGTGCTGAATATGGTGCAACACTTGGAGAAACTCAGTTGATAAACATTTCCTTTATAACAACAGGTGCAATAACATCTGACATATAGTAAATTAAAAATACTTCGCATTTAATTTATGGCAGAAAAAAGAACTCTCGACCTTTTAAAGGAATCGTTTGACCTTTCTAAAAGGCGCAAATTTGACGTTACAGATGATAATGGTAATGTTGTAGTCAGCTTATATTTCAAGGCCATTACAAGGGCTGACAGAGCCAGAGCAACGCAAAGGGCTGGCAGTGATGATCCATTAGTTGTTTCAACTCATATGCTTTGTCAGTTGGCAGAAAAAGAAGATGGAACAAAAGCATTTCACCCAGCAGATTTTGCTAACTTGCAAAATGAGTTGCCTGAGAATGTATTAAATGAAATTGAATTGTTTTTATTTGGTGTAAATCAGAACGCAACTATTGATAACGTAAAGGAATCCTAAAGGGGGATAACTGGTTAAATTTTGAGTTTTTCCTTGCAACAGAATTAGGTAAGACAGTAAGTGAACTTAGAACACAACTTACAGAAGAAGAGTTGATATTTTTTGCTGGATACTATGAGTTAAAACGTGAAAGAGAAAAGAAAGAGTTAGATGCAATCAAACGCAAATCAAGATATAGTTAAAGGAGTTATTGTTTTGTCGTGGCAGTTTCAAACGTAGAACTAAGAGTTGGAGCTACGCAAGCCATTACTGCATTAAAGAATGTAAATACTCAAGCACAAAAATTTAATCAAACTGTAAACGGAACAAATAGCAAATTAAAAGACGCTAATAGAGCTTTACCTATGCTTGGTAAGTCTTTTTTTGGTGCTGGTGCTGGTGCAAAAGGGGCTGCTGTAGGTTTTAGGTCTGCTGGGGCTGCGTTAGCAACAGCATTAGGGCCTTTGACTGCTGGTCTTACTCTAGTTGCTGCACTCACAAAAGCATTTTCAGATTTATCGAGGCAAGATTTTGCTGTTGCAAGAGTTAGGACTCTTGGAGTTAATGTTGAAGCTCTAAGACCACAGCTTGCAAGTTTATCAAATGAGCTTAGTGGTCAAGTATCACAGCTTTCATTATTGGAGGCATCTTATGATTTAGCATCTGCTGGTTTTGCTGAAACTGCTGAGATTACAAATATTTTAAAAGCAGCCCAGTTAGGTGCCACTGGTGGTTTTTCTGATTTACAAACTGTTACTGATGCAACAACATCTGTTTTAAATGCTTATGGAAAATCCGCAGAGGAGGCTGGAAAGATAGTTGATGGATTTGCACAAACACAGGCTGATGGTAAAATTGTTGTTGACCAATATGCACAGCAGATAGGTCGTATTGCACCAATAGCGGCTGGTGCTGGTGTAAGTATAGATGAATTAAATGCTGCGATTTCTGCTGTCACTGCAACTGGTGTTCCTGTTGAATCTACCTTTGCTGGACTACGACAGGTTATTGCTTCGATACAAAAGCCCACTGGTGAAGCATCTAAAGTAGCAGAAAAACTTGGCATTGATTTTAGTGCTGCTGCATTGAAGTCAAAAGGATTAAGCGGAGTTTTAGAGGATATTGTTGCAAATGGTGGAGCAAGTGCAGATAATTTATCTAAATTATTTGGAAGTGTAGAGGCTCTTACAGCAATACAACCTTTATTAAATGATGAATTAGTTAAGTTTAATGAAGCTTTAGAGAATCAAGCAAATGCACAGGGAAGAGCCGCACAAGACGCTTTTACGGCAGCTAATACAATTCAAGGCCAGTTAACAAGATTAGGAACTGCATTTACAAATTTAACAACGGAGGGTTCTGATTTTGGAATAATTATTAGAGAAGTTTTAAAAGTTACTGCTGTTACTGTTGAAGCTTTGGGGCTTGCAGTGAAAGCTGTTTTTACACCTTTTAGACAGCTATTTGCTGTTATTGGCGAGATTGGTAAAGCTATAGGTGATGCCATAGGAGTTGATGCAACAGCAACTTTGTTTAATCTTGAACAGGGGTGGAAAGGAATTAAAGAGGCTGTTTCTGATGCTTCAGAAGAAGCTATATTTTTTGCAAAAGTTGTTGGTGGTGTTATTGGTAAAGTTGTTGTAGCAGTGGCTAAAACTGCAAACGGTATTAAAGAAACAGTAAGCGGTGTAGTACAAACTGTTGTATCTACGATTCAGCAAGCTATTGAAAATCTCCTAAATATAATTCCAGAGCCAATTAAAAAAATATTGGGAGGTTTGGAATTACCTAAATTAAATCTTGATATTGAATTACCTAAATTACCAAATCCATTCAAAGGTCTTTTAGAAAAAGCAAATGAGTTAAAAGAATCTGTTATTGAATTTTCTGGAGTTGAAAAAACTATTACAGATGAAAACAATAAACAAGTTGATGCAAAAAACAAAATTGTTGATCTTAACAGAGAAAACAAAAAAACTGTTGAACAACTTTCAGAGGCAGAAAAAAAAGCAAGACAAGAGGCAGAACAATTAGAAAAAACTTTTTTCAAAATAGGTGAATCTGTAAAAAGTGATTTAGTTGGTGGTTTAAGAGACGCTATAAATGGCAGCAAAACTTTTGGGCAAGCAATATCTGGTGTATTAAATAATTTAAAAAACAAACTTATTGATCTTGCCTTAGATAAAGCAATCAGTGGCATAGGTGGTGCATTAAGTGGAGGTAAAGGTTTCGGAGGGTTCTTAGGTGGATTGTTTGGTGGTAAGAAAGAAAGAGGTGGTAGAGTATCAGCTGGTGGCGCGTTTTTGGTTGGTGAGAGAGGCCCTGAGATTTTGCAGATGGGTTCAAAAGGCGGGAATATAATTCCAAACAGTCAAATCGGTGGAGGTGGAGATTCTGTTGTAAACAATATTTCAGTTAGCGTTGATGCATCAGGATCGGCTGTTAGTGGCTCATCTGCTGAAGGTAATGAGTTAGGTCAACAGATTGCAGTTGCGATACAATCTGAACTAATCAAACAAAAACGTGCTGGAGGATTATTGGCATAATGGCAACTTTTCCAAGTATTACTCCACAATATTCAACAACAGAAACTGTTACACAGGATAGTGTAACAATTAAGTTAGGTGATGGATATGAGCAACGTTTTGTATCTGGATTACCAGCAAATAAAAGATTAATAAATCTAAATTTAACTTTTAATGTTTCAACCACTGACGCTACAACTATTGATACTTTTTTAGATGCAAGGTTTGACGATCAAGCAAATTTTGATTTTACGCCACCTCATCACTCATCAGCTTTGAAATTTAAATGCACAAGAAGATCTAGAACTGCAATTTTAAACAACAGAGTTATTATGAATTTAACCTTTGAGGAGGTTGCAGAACCATAATGGCAATACCAGTTTCTGAACTACAAAAGCTCAATCCTAGTTCAAGAATAGAATTATTTGTATTGGAACTTGTAGAGGGTTTGCACTATGCCACAGGAAATCCCTCTAGTGTGCCTACAACATTCAGATTTCATGCTGGCTCTAGTATGAACTCAAATGCAGAAATAGTCTGGCAAGGAAATTCATATCAAAGAGTTCCTATTACATTTGACGGTGCAGAGTTTTCTGGTAGGGGACAAATCCCTAGACCAACATTAACAATTGCAAATTTAGGAGGTATTACAAGAAGTGGGTCAGTTATAACAATGACTGATTTATTAATTATTGTAAATTTAACAACACCTCATAATGATTTAGCAGATGCCAAGCTGACTCGCATAACAACGCTTGCAAGTGAACTTGATGCAGCTAATTTCCCTAGTAGTAGCAATCCATTTGGCACACCATCATCAAATGAACTGCCACAAGAAATATTTTTCATTGATCGCAAAGTAACTGAAACTAGACAAATCGTACAATTTGAACTTGTAGGTTCGTTAGATCAGGCAAATAAAAAATTACCAGCCAGACAAGTCACAAGAAATGAATTTGCAGGTGTTGGTTCATTTATAAACGGATAATGCAATATTTTTGGAAAAAAGATGCAATAGAACACGCAAAGCAATGTGACCCAGAGGAGTCTTGTGGAATAGTGGGTAAAAAAAATAATCAAGAAATATATTACCCTTGTAAAAATATATCTAATGAATTTAAGGCAGAATCTTTTGTAATAGACCCTTTAGATTATGCAGAGATTGAAGATGAAGTTGATGAAATTATTGGCATTGTTCATAGTCACCCACAAGATGTTCTTGAGTTTTCTGAATCTGATAAATATAGTTGTAAGGCAATAGATTTAACTTTTTATCTCGTTTCACCAAAATCAGATAAAATAGCAGTAATACGACCTAATGAAATAGATGCTTAAAAAAATAAAAGTATATGGCACTTTAAGAAAGTTTTTAGGTCAGGCAGAGTTTGAAGTTGATCTTAATACACCTAGAGAGGCAATCAGCTTTTTAGCGTGTAATTTTAAGGGTATTGAGGATCACATGGCAGAACAGTTTTATACAATACAAGTTGGAGCAAAAAGGATAACAGAAGATTTACTAAACTTTCAAACACAAGATGATATAAAAATAATTCCTTTAGTTCATGGAAATTTCTTACCTATTTTATTAGGTGCAGGTGCATTATTTGGAGCAAGTACAATAACAGCAGGTACATTTTTAGGCAGTACATTACTTGTAAATGCTTTAACAGCTGTTGGAACCAGTATGCTCATTGATGGTGTTACAAGTATGTTGTCACCACAACAAGATACTATGTCACCAACAAGTCAACAGGATAGTTTAGACCCAGCAGCTTTGGCTTCAAACTATTCTTTTACAGGGCTGACAAATATTAGCAATGCTGGTGTTCCAGTAAATTTAGTGTATGGAGAAATCTTGGTTGGCTCTATTGTGGTTTCTAATGGTGTTGATACTGTACAGGTAGAGGGTAACAACTGATGGCTATACAAGAATTTAATCAAGATACAGTATTTAACAACCCTGATCTTCCAAGTGGTGCATTATCTTCTAAACAATTTAACACCATAGTTGAATTGTTAGGTGAGGGTGAAATCGAAGGTTCAGCAACAGCATCAAAGGCTGGTATTACAGATAAGACATCAACTGCATATTTCAATGCTTTTAAAAAAGATATATTTTTAAATGGCACTCAAGTTTTACAGGAAGCTGCGAGCAACACCGCTCCAGAGGACAGTGATTTTAATTTTAAAGATGTAGGTTTTGATTTCAGACTTGGAACTTCCAGCCAAACATTTATTGAAGGAATTTCAAATATTGAAACAGAAACTGTAATTGGTACAACTGTAACCACTTCAACCCCTGTAACTCACACAGTAAGTTCCAGTGATATCAATGCTGTTCGTGTTACTCTAAGATTTCCTTCAATGCAGAAATTTGAAGATGATGGCGATATTAATGGTGTAGAAGTAAATTTGTTAATCAAAACAATAGAAAATGATGGCACAACAACAACTGTTATTAATGACACTGTAAAAGGTAGATCAACAAACGCATATTTCAGAGATTATATAGTCAAACTGAAGTCAACAACATCTTTTCCTGTTGCAATAAGAGTTGAAAGGGTTACAGCAGATAGTACAGACGCAAAATTAATAAATGCTTTTCAGTTTAACCAAGCTACTAATATTATTTTTGAACAGAACGCATACGCTAATACTGCTCATGTTGCACTAAGGTTCAATGCTGAACAATTTCCAAGAATACCAAAAAGAGTTTATAGAATAAGAGGTCGTAAGGTTAAGATTCCACATAATGCAACTGTGGACTTGCAGACAGGTGCAATATCTTATGCTGGTACATTCAACGGAACTTTTAAAACAGATAAAGAATGGACAACAGACCCAGCTTGGATTTTGTACGATTTGCTCACAGATACAAGGGCGGGCTGTGGTATTGCTGAATCTAATCTTGATAAGTTTAGTTTCAAATCAGTAAGTGAATATTGCGGAGAATCTGTTGATGCTGGTAACGGTGATGGATCAACGGAGCCGAGGTTTGCTTGCTCGGTAAATATCACACAACGACAGGAAGCATATGGTCTGATCAATGCGCTCTGTTCTGTGATGAGAGTAATGCCTTTTTATTCTGCAGGAGGTATAGCAATATCTCAAGATGCACCAAAATCATCATCATACATATTTACAAATGCCAATATAACTGAAGAGGGGTTTTTATATGCTGGTTCAAGTTTAAAAACAAGACATACAGTGATCAATGTTAGCTATTTTGATATGACCACTCAGCAAGTTGATGTTGAAACTG